CCATTCCATTCCATTCCATTCCATTATGTCATATCCCCCTCCTTCCGGCGTAGAAATGAAGAATACGTCCTCTGGCGATGTTAACCCTAAATACATCGACTTATTAGAGGAAGATAAACCGATTGCCGGTCAAAAATTCGCTTGTTTATCATTCGTTTCTCCAGAACACATTTTGAAGCAAAAGGACCATTTCTTTTTTGAGAAATTTCTGCATTATTGGGACTATCAAAAGTCGATGGAGAAATTTATCCAGTTTCTTAACTTTGTTTCATTCAAATATAACGTCAATTTTGATAAGGTCTCGGCTGATTTTCAAGAGTTTGCTAAAGAAGAGAAAGAAACCCTTCAAAAGACAAACATTTACGACGAATACAAGACATTTCTAGATAAGCATGAAGACGATATGGAGAATGAGTTTAACGAGAGGCATAATTTCCAGACGTCAATCCGCGGTTTGAAGGTGCGTGGTGTTTTTGGTTCACAGAAGGAGGCAGAGTTGCGTTGTCAAATGTTGCGCGAGGTGGATCCGAATCACGATGTCTTCGTCGGTCCTGTCGGTATGTGGGTTCCATTTCATCCTGATGCGTATAAGACAGGTCGCGTCGAGTATATGGAAGAAACTCTTAACCAATTGATGTCGGAGAAGAAGAAGAACGAGGACCAGGCAAAGACGGAGTTTGATAAGCGCGTCAAGGAGACCAAAGTAAAGGCGATTCAGGAGAATATGAAATTGGCGAAGGAGAGCGGGAATAAATTGACGCAGATGTTGGCGAAGGATGGCGAGACGTTGGTGGACGCAAAACCGCGTGATTTGGACCTGGACCTCGGCAGTTCCGGGGTCGGCGGAGGTATTTGGAATACTGGAGATGAGACTGCATCCGTGTCAATGACTGTCGAAGAGATGCGCAAGGAGTTATTCGAGAGCGAGGATGTCGTTATGGATAAGAATAACGACCACGGGTTGTCGCGATTGGCGGAGGCCGGGGCGGGTGCGGGTGCGGGTGCGGGTGCGGCGGAATAAGTATTTGAATTGATAACTAGAAACAAAAAATAGATTATTACTGTGTGTAGTATTTACACTGAGTGCGCGACACAGTAATAATAATCATTGAAGACTGTTTTGTCTTTGACACTGCGGCTCATTTTTGCGGTGGAGAAACCTTCGGATTCGGAAGCTTTCGCGATGGTGTTCCATGTTTTCAAGAGTTGATTGGAACCTACTAACCGCTTTTCAACCTTCTTGCCTGTGGTTGAAAGTTGGACGCCGATGATGGGGTTTGCGCCTTGTTCTTGGATGATGGATTGTTTCAACTCATAATAAATTTTATGTAAGCACACTCCATAATATCCTTCGTTACTTGTGTTTTCCGACCATACTGTTGCCTTTAATGCGTTTGGACACGCATTCAAATACGTCTTCAGGTTCTTCATGTCGTTTTCGGTAGGACATTGTCCGATGGATAACTTCCATTGCTGATACTCTTTTAATAAAACAGAGTTCAATATTTTACCGCTGTCTGAGAAATTACAGCACTCAAAGATGAATGTCTCAACACTAAACTGTGCTGGGTTTTCGGCCTCGGTTGCGATAACCTTCTTATATTCAATTGTGTTCAGTTTAACGCCTTGATAACAGTGCGAACCTCTGATTCTTACTTGTTTGAACCGGATATCCATATAATTCTTCAATGAGTGGAATGTCTCTTTCGTCGGCTTTGTTTGAGACCATAAACGAAATCTGCCTTCGATATTGACGGATTCTTCATCTACATCGGGACGCACAATACAGCATTTCGTGACGAATTCGTTGAACCTTTGATTGAGTTCATCATCTGGGATAAGGACATTTTGGTAGACTGACGCGTTATCTTTCGCGGCGACTTCAATCACTTTCGCCTGTTGTGCAGTCTTCTCTTTGAGTTCATTATTGGCGAGGGTGAGGTCGTGGATGGCCTTCTTTTTCGATTCGAGGTCACTGACAAGCTTCGCGTTCTCGGCCTCCAATTCTTGATTACGCTGAATAAGCCTGTTAAAGTTCTCCACATTGTACATTGTAGCGTGAATAATGTCTTCGATGTGCTTTGTAAGGCGGACAATCGTGAAATTAGTGTTATCATATGCGATGATTTCGGTTTTATTTTTACCTGCGACCTCGATTGTCCTAATTTGGCGCTTGATTTTGGGGTGCGATTTAATATTGTTCTCGATTTGGACTTTGTTGGCGACGCGAAATGCACCGGCGAGTATGAAATTGGTGTATTTCTTATGATGGTCGGCGACACGGGCGGCGAGGTCGTTGGTGTGGCCGAATTTGATGAGTTTCTCGTTGTCAGCGTTGGTGTTGTCAATGGTGCCGAAGTAAATACACTCCGTATTCAATGAAAATTGGCTGATAAGGGTTTTCTCTACGGCGCGTTTCTTTTCTTGGGTCAGGGTGATGGTGGCTTGGTTGAGGGTGCTGATGACTTCGTTCTTTTGTTCGAGTTGTGCGCGGAGTTCACTGGTTTCAGTATCTAGGATTTGGTGGAGTGTTTCCTCCATTTTCATGTAGTACTCGTGTATTTCACCGGCTTTCTTGGTCTGTGCTTTAAGACAGAGAAGTTTGAAGCATCGAATAGTGAGTTTGATAGTTTGCTTGTTATGACCGCCGTGTTTTTTGGGTTTGTCAGAATCGGATTTATTTGGTGAGTGAGGTAGTTGGTGTTCATCGGTTTCGGATGATGTGTCAATTTTATAATCAACATCAAGTTTGAAGTTGGATTCAACCATCGGTTTTACGTGCGCCTTTTGACTAAATCCTAACCATTTCCAAACGTGGTCCAAATCGACGACAAAATCTGTATTCTTATCATAATTGAGGTAACAATAAAAACTAGCAACAAACAATTGCTGTTCGAATGTGCTGAAGTTTTCTTGAAGTTTCGCAAGAAGAAGATTGTTGTATTTTTGAGACAACTTTATAATCGGGTTTTTATCGATGAGTTCGACAATATTAAGGGTTGATACGGATGAAGCGGAGGAAGCAGCCGAGGACATCGAATGAACGTATGTTATACTATGTATAGACGGATGTCTTTAAGTTGTTTTCGTGATGCGAAAACAAATATGTGAAACCAATATTCAAAAGCTAGTTAGACTGAAAACTTGCTCTCATATCGCCGAGAGCAAGATTCCAAAAATACGGTTGAAATGCTAATTTTGGCAAACCGCTCTATAATATTATAGAGCGGTTTCTATAGAATGCTAATTTCGACATCTTTCTCCTCCGAAAAAGGGAGCAACTTTCCCTCACCACTTGCTCTTCTTCACATTAATCTTCGGCGCCTTACTGTTTTTCGCAGCATTAGGGTCATAAGACTGCTCACCTTCATCATCAGAACCGAGATTTTTCGATATTTCCCAGAACTCCTTACTGCCCAGCTTGAAAGGCCCGTGCTGCTGCGCCTTATACCAGAAGATTTGGTCTTGTAATTTATTCGATTTCGCGTTATTATTGATGACGAGACACTCATAATTCTCGGTACACTGGTCCATGACCTGAGTAAAGCTCTCAAATGTGGGGAACATACCCGCATAGTTGTCATAGATTCGCTTACGATTCGCAATATATGGCTCACGGAGGATAAAAACGTAGTCGATATTCGTGCGGAGATTTGGAGGGATACCAAGGGGATATTGCATTGTGATGACTAACATGACCTTCCAATGACGCCCATTCATGAAGAGGAGGCGCATCATAACGTCCTTCGTCCATTTGTTATCATACAGGCAATCATCCAAAACGACAAATGTACGCGGGTCAATGGACGACTTCTTATACATATCCATATCTTTTTTGACCTGCTTTAAGACTGCCTTTTGACGCTTGAGAATATTTTCGATAATCGCGGTATTGTATGCATCGTGGATGAAGAGTTTGGGGACATGCGCGGCGAAGAATCCGTTTCCTGCCTCTGTTCCAGAGATGACGGTTCCAATGGGGATATCTTGGTGGTGAAACATGAGATCCTGCACGAGAAAACTTTTACCGGTATCACGCCGCCCA